GTTGGCATTCATGAGGAGGTATCGAAACGGTGTGTCATCCCAGGTGGTTTCTAGTATCTCCGGAAAATTGTTGGGTTGTGGCCGGTGTGAGGTAGAGGGGGTACTTTCAGATGAGGATGACGGGGTGGGTGTGTCAGGAGAGCTTGTTGTCGTGTGGTTGTCCTGATCGCTGGAGCACGCAGATATTACCTCAGCCACCAGTCGTTCAAGTTCCTCAAGCTCGGGTGCTTCAGAAGGGCATGTCGAGGCTGTAGTCTCGGGTGCTTGGTTGGGCCCTTGGTCGTTGGTGGGGTAGGTGGAAGTGGTGTTGGGGCTGTCGGTAGGTGATCCAGATGACGTGCGGCGTGGGACGTTGAACCACGTGTCTGATGCTGTCGTTTGCTCTAGGAAGTCTGTGTGTGGGTTTTGTTGGAGGTCAAGGTCATCGCTTAATCCAGGGTGTTCTTTGGCGTAAATTAGATCAGCTCTAATTTGGTCTCGGCTAAGTTGGGTTTCGTTCTGGATCTCGTCAATCACGTGGTTGTGTGTCCAACATTCTTGGTCTACTGGTTTGATGGAATAGGTGAAGGTTTCCCATTTGAGAGCAGCCATCAGTTTAACAAAGTCATTCTTTCCCATGAAGAACTCGATGAATGTTCTTACCGCAGTACGGATGGGGAGGGTCATCCTCTTCCATAAACTATTACCCATCAAATCCTCATAACAGGTGATGGAGTTGAGTTGGGCGATGAAGTAGAAGTAGTTGACTATGTGGGTGAGTTCATCGGGCTCGTAAAGTTCGAGTTCTTGGGTGCTGATGATCTGACGGATTTTGGCGTATATGTCTCTTTCAGTGACATTCTTTACTGATTTGCAGTACATCCATAGCTGCATGGCTTTCGTTTTTTGCATGGGTTTGTTGGCGTTGGATTGGTGTGGGTGGAAAATGGCGGGAAAGGTTACGAACGTGTTTTTTGCGAAAGTTCGCATCTCAGGTGTTTTGAGATGGCCACGGCGAATTATCATCAAATGGTTGGCACCTAAACTTTCAACTAGTTGAAACGTTAGTTCGTAAGGTTGCTGGAGGTGATCTTTGTCTCTAATCTTAAGCCTCCGAATTGTGAGCCAATCGAGAGTTTTGTATGGGTGGTAGTAGGCTCCTCCAGCGTGGTTTCCTGGGATGTATTCGAACCCTTCTTTGTTGTAGTTGATGCTGTACAGGCTGGGGTTCAAGCTTGATTTTCTGTGTATGGCTTCAACAGGGAGCACAATGGTGGCTAGGAGAGTCTCGAGTTGGGGAGAGTTCTCAAATATTGTAGCTAGTTCAGTTGTACTCATGAAGTGTAGTGAGTCGGATATGTAGGCGAGTGGTGTTTGGATGTGGCCTAAGTTTGAAACTATGGTATCCGTGTCATACCTGAAGAAGTCCTTTGGTTCAATATTTTGGTTTATGAAGATGTCTTTAAGTGCCGCGGCGCGTCTCATGTATCTTAGTTTGCTTCGTTTGAGAAACAAAAAGGTGACAGAGTGCTTTGGCAAGTGGTGGCCGATGATTTGCAGCATTTGATTTTCAATAGCTTTGCAGGCTGCGTGTG